GTATGCTGACGCATATTATGCCTCAAGTATCGGTGAATCATACTATGATAGTGCTGATGTGCTGTTTGAAAAATATCACGAAAGCATTGAGAATGACATAATTGACATGTGCAAAAAACTGAATGTATCTCCTTTTAACCTGGTAGGATTCACCAGAGGTAACGAGTTCATATCGACAGCGAGGTGCATCGTATCATACAATCTTACAGAGAAGTATGGTTCAAACGATAAGATGTTCAACGTGATAGGAAGAGTAATTGGAGGTAGAGACAGGGGTACTATAAGGTCATCAAGAAACAGAGCATTGCAGCTAATGGAGGTGAAAGATGACATGCTTATGACAATGTTCCTGAAATTAAATCAATAATTAAAACTAACGACATTAAAAAAGAAGCAACGGTAGTAATGCTACCAACTAACAGTAAGGTATCAAAAGGCTCAATATGTCTTCACGACAAGTTCGGGTTAGGCATTCATAAAAGCGAAGAATGCTCATATGATGGTTCAGTACGCCAACACCTCTACATCACTGATGATTCAGAGATAAAAGAAGGTGATTGGTATTACTGGCTTGTAACAAATACAGTACAATGCTTTAAGTCATTCAATGGTGATAAACCTACTGATGATTGCAAGAAAATCATCGGAACAACTAACCCTGAGCTAACGGGTATTAAGAAAGAATGGGAAGAGCTCAGTGGTGATTGGCACAAGTCAAGTAGACTAGGACTACCTCAAATCCAACAATCATTCATCGAATCTTACTGTAAGAATCCAGTTGATAAGGTGATGGTTGAGTATACAAGAGATGAAGATAGTATGCAGCTTAACATTAACACAAAAGGTGAAGTATCATCTTGGTATCTCAAACTAACCTCAAACAACGAAATCATTATTCATCCTATTGAGGAGAAGATGTACACTGAAGGTGAATTGATTCAATTTGTTCTGGACAACAGATTCAGAATTGATTCAGACACATGCAGAGAAGAAATAATCAATTGGATAAAGAAATGAAAACAGTAACAAAAGAAGAGTTGAACTAATTAATTAACCAGCAATGAAAAAGACAAGAGAATTAGTAAGCATGGTTGATTATGTGGTGCAATGCTATGAGATGGGTGATGAACATCCTAACCCGTCAGATGCGTTCTATCAAACATACCTGTACGCCAAATTCCTAAAGCAACCTTTAACGCTTGGAATGTTTGTGCCTTGCGATGATGAGGGTAATGTTTTGGAAGAGCCTATTGAAACTATTGGCGGTGTTGAACTTTACGCAAAAACATACAACCAAGCACTAGACAAAGTTGTGTTTGATGGTTTTGAGGTTTCTTACGATGGAGTTAATTTAATAACGGTGTCTAAAGACGATGTTTATATTGAGTTCTACACTAATCATATAATGTCAAATGGAATGCAAATCAAATCAATCTCCGACCTATGCGGCTACGGACTTAAATACTACGAGCAATGAAACTTACAGGTAAAGCAAAAGAATTATTTGAAGAATGGTGTGATAGACAATCACCAAGAATAATTACATGGTCAGCAAGAGGTAGTTCCTATGAATCCGTAGGTCTTTATGACCAACCCGAATCAATGCAATGGGGCGTGTACCAAGATTGGGCTGATAGCTTGGGTTATTTCATAACAAATAGCTGGATTGGCGATAATGTATTTTGCCCAGATATAACTAAAGATAACCTAATACTTTGGGAGGATGATTTCAAAACCCGTCAAGAAGCACGTAACGCAGCTATTGAGAAGTTGAATTACTTAATTAACCAGCAATGACTAATCAAATCTGCATACCTTGCGGCGTTAAGTACCTGACCGAAGAAGAACTGAAAAGATGTCGTGTAGTAACTTGCTTTAATGGTAAATGCCGCGATTGTGGCGAGGTTAAATTAGTGACGAGTATTCGACATTACAATTACTGTGAAAAGAAAGAACGATGAAAAAGACACCGATACAAAAGCTGATTGAAGAATTGAACAATATGATTGACGATGGTTATACTGAAATTTGTATAGCTAAAAACCTAGCAACCGAACTACTCGAAGAAGAAAAACAGATGGTTGTTGATGCTCACGAATCAGGATGGCACGTTGGTTATAGAGGTGGTCTTGGTCAAGATGCTGAACAATACTTTAAAGAAACATACCAGCAATGAAAAGCAAAGAAGAAATAGAAGCGTTGGCGTTGGAGTTTTATCCTAAAAAACCTGATGTTGAACGAGATTACATTAATGCTGCAAAAGCAGAAGCATTTATCAAATGCTACGAAATGGCGAAACCAAAATGGATTAGCGTTAAGGATGAATTGCCTGAGTCTGAATTAGATGTATTAGTTAGGATGCCTTTTATTGGGTTAGATGACTTATTCGCTGTGTGTAATTATAGCAATGGATGTTGGTGGGATTATAGAGGTTCAACATTACCACATAACGGATATGTTATTACACACTGGATGCCACTACCTGAACCACCAACCAAATGAAAGAAGTAACATTAACAATCAGAGCTAGATGTACTGATGAGTTCTACGAAAAAAACATAGCTAATTCAGTAGCTGAAATAAAGTCTGGTGAATTTCAAAGAAGTATGAAAACAAAAGGCGTCACTAAAGTAACAGCAACTGTTCAAGTAATTAATATCAAATGAAAACAGCACTAACTATCTACGTTACTATTTGCTTAATATGCCCGATTTTCAATTACCAAGAAGACAAGCCGATTCAAGAAGAGATTGATGTGGTTGATTTTTGGTGTGATTGTGGTGTTGTGGAAAGATGGGAAATGATACCTTTGAAGTGGGTGTAGTCAACGGTTCGGATAAAAATTGAAATACTAACCTGACATTGGCTTTTAGCCTTTGTTGTAAAAACGTTATAGATAATGCATAGATTTAAGACAATAAACTTTTATAATAGTAAGTGTAGAAAATGCGGATTGATTTGGAAAACTGAAATAACTGGCGTAACGGTGTATATAGATAATAATGGAAAACGAATGTACGACAGACCAATATGTAAAGGCTAATGTGCTACAACACCCTACTATGAAACGTGTAATGTTTAATAGGACGAAAAACAAATGAAATGAAAACAGAAATAGAATTATGCAATCACCGAGCCAAGAAGGGGACACTTCAGGCTAAAAAGTACGGAACACTCATCATCTTCCTGTCGTGGTTATTGACAGCAGGGATGATTTATTCAATGACATTAATTTAAAGACAGGAACAATGAAAGAAGAAGAAGCAGACAAATTACTATCTAAAATAGTAAAGGGAATGATTGATCTAGGTATGTACGGACACGAGCATATTAACGATACTCCTCTCAATACGATATTTTTAGGAATATCATCAGCTATAATAGCAACAGGCAGCTCAGAATCTGATGATGACATGAAGCAATCATCAGTAGATTTATTGGAGGCTCTTGAAGCTGTGATCAATTCATCACGGCTTATAAAGGAGATTGACATACAGAACCAAATAAATGACCTATTAGATTAATTCGTAATGGGGTGGATAAAGATTGACAGGAACATAACCGAGCATTGGTTGTGGACAGATGAGAAGAAACTGAAGTGGTGGTTGACCATACTTCTTGATGTTAATTACTCGGACAGAAAGATGGCGTTAGGGTATAATACTTATGAGATAAAACGTGGTCAATCACCAAACAGTATAAGAACCTGGGCAGGCATTTTTAAGACAGGAACGAAGTCAGTTGTAAGGTTCTTGAATATGCTTGAGAAAGACGGTTTGATAACGAAGGAAATCATAGGAAATGGGAAACACTCAACAACACTTGTAACTGTCTGTAAATACGATAGTTACGACTATGTGTGCAACGCAAAGGAAACGCAAGAGACAACAGTAAGTACCACGCAAGTGGATACGCAAGTGGATACGCAAGGGGGTGACATAAGAAGAAAGAAAGAAAGTAAAGAAAGAAAAAAAGAAAGAAATAATACAAATGCTCCAAGCATAAATGAGGTGATCGAGTATGTTGTAGGACAAGGATATCCTCAATCTATTGCTGAGAAGTTCCACTCACACTACACTGTCAAGGGCTGGGTTGTCAAGGATGGTTCTAAGATTGATAATTGGAAAGGTCTTCTGAATAACACTTGGTTCAAGAATAGAAAAAAGTCAAGTGTCAAGGCTCCACCATTAGAGCCAGGATGGAAGTATGTAGATATGTCTGAGGCTTATGATATTGTGCGTGATCAAAATAATGTAAGTTTGTCAGAGAAAGTAGCAATTGGCGCAGGAGATGATTACGTCAGGAAGATGATGAACATGAACCCTTCATTTCACACTGTAGGTGAAGGATGGAAATACAGAGAGAAGAAATGAAAAAACTGTTTGAGAGAGAGATAAGTATTTACGAGAGTCTGTATGATTTGGATTCAAGCCATGTGATAACTGTAGGTCAGGCTCTTGGTCGTATCAAGAAAGGGAAGAGCAAGGATAAGGTTGAGCAGATACGTAGACTTGGAACAGGAAAGGAGCGTGATAGTGTTAAGAAGAGTTTACCATCACCTTTGTTCTCTGGCGTATTCAAGTCACGTAACGACAACAACATCATCTCATACACTGGTCTGATATGTTTGGATTTTGATCACTGCAAGATAGTTGAGAAAATGTCTGAGCTGAAAAGAAACAAGTACGTGATAGCGTGTTGGGTTTCTCCGAGTGGAAACGGGGTTAAGGCATTGGTAGAGGTGTCACATCCGGAAAAACATCTTCAGCACTTCGATGCCATGCTTGAGGATTTCAAAGAACTTGATCCTACAGGTAGAAATCTGAGCCGTGTGTGTTTCGAGTCTTATGATCCAGATATGTACATTGCCCGTAAGTGGGAGGTGTATGACAGGATGATTGAGAAAGTGTATGATGCCGTTCCTGTCAAAGTAACAACCGAAAACAGCATCTACGAGAAACTCAAGAAGTGGATGATAAACAAGGGAGAAGGATTCTTTGAGGGTAATCGTAACAACTTCGTATTCAAACTTGCCTGTGGATGTCTTAGATTCGGTTTAACAAAAGATGAGATAAGAAGCCCAATGATCGGAGATTTCTGTGGCGGCTCATTCACTGTGAAGGAGTTGGATATCATAATCAACTCGGTATACAGAAACTACGCATCAGATTTTGGTACTGCTGAGTTCACAGATGATGATAGACTCATACATACAGTTACAAGAAAAAGCATTGAGCAGCAACTTGAGTCGTTGGATGGACCTCTTGAGGATGTAATATACCTGAATGACATCTTTCCTGATATGTTAAAGGACTTTCACTCTGGAAATCAAAAAGGAGAGACAACCCACTTCTCTGGAATTGACGAAAGATTCAGGTGGTGTAGGGGAGAGATAACAATTGTTGGAGGAATAGGAAACTTCGGTAAATCCACTATGATGCTACAACTTATGCTTATGAAATCATTGATGGATGGTTATAAGTGGGCGGTATTCTCACCAGAACAATATCCACCTAAGTTCTTCTATAATCAATTGATTCATGCGATGGTAGGAAAGTCACCATACAAACATCATCATAATCAAATGTCTGAGGATGAGTACAGAAGGGCGGCAGAGAAACTGAACGATAAGTTCTACTTCATATACCCTGAGAAGGAGATGCCGAGCCAGGAGTACATCAACAGAAAGTTTGTTGAGGCCATGATAAAGCATAACATCGATGGATGCATGATAGATCCATTCAATGCAATCTACAGAGATAGACGAAACAATCTGCGTGATGATCAATTCTTGGAGGATTTTTTCAGAGTTCAGAAGAAGTTTGCTTTAGAGAACAACGTCTACATGATAATAGTTGCTCACCCGAACAGCTCCATACAGAAGGATGAGAGAACAGGTGATTACAAATGTCCGAGGGTCTATGACTTTGCCGGAGGTGCTATGTGGAACAATAAGGCAGACAACATCATCATGTTCCATAGACCGTATTACAATTCACAGCCACAGGACTCCACATCTCAGTTCATTTCTCAAAAGATAAAGAAGAAGGAACTTAATGGAACTACTGGAGAATGCATATTAACCTACAATGTTATGAATGGTAGATTTTACGATGACGGAGTAAACCCATTGGAACTCGACAAGCACGAGTATGTTGTGAATAGCCAGGCAATGCGTCAAGCGAGGATGCATTATACCATAGATAAAGACGTAGACAAAGTTCCATTTTAGAACGTTGAGTATGAAATTTCGTTTTAACGGCTTATTAACGCTGAGTATATGAGCCGTTATGGCTTATATACATTATATACATTATATACATTGTTATACCACGTTTAATTTAAAATATAATGGATAGAAATATAAGTGAAACACCTGAAAGATGGGTGATAGTTAAATTACCAAACAACTACTATAAAGTTTTTGGAACTTGGGCAGGTGGTTATTTAGATGGTGATAGATGGAAATTAAATTCAGGAATTAGTAAAGTAGAACAAGACGAAAACTTTTATTATTTTATTGGCTTTAGTGGAAGTTGTTATAAGTGCCACAAAAAAGCTTATGGAATAGCAACATCTTACGGATTAGGTGTTTTAAATAAAAGAATAGAACAAGGAAACGGACAGATTGAATTAATGGAAGATGTCGATGATTGGGTAAATGTGGTATAACGGTTTTGTATATGACACGTAGCAAAACAGACCTTTGAATAGAGAATAAATTATTAATTAAGCACATAGTTTAAAAATAGCCTAACAGCTATGTGTTATATACTTTGTTAGGTGTAGTTTATTTTATGATGAAATTAGATGAAAAATCTAAAGCCCAAAGTTGGGAATTAGAAGTAACTTGTAAGAATAGGGAATACCTTAATGAGGTGGTAAAAGCCATATTAAAATATGGTATGATGAATTTTGAAGTGAATATTGTTGAATGCCATAGTAACCACGAAGGATGGGAAGGTAGCTATACTGTTTTAATATGGTGTAGTTGGTTTAGTAATTTGGGCGACATTGCCAAAGACCTAAAGAAAATAGAGAAGCGTTTAGAAAATTACACCTAACGATTCGCGGATAAGGCGAGTTGTGGCGCAGCCTCAACAAGTAGCCTTTGAAGCGCCACTATTCGCCTTATGCCCTGTTGGAGACACGTTAGTTACATGAGAGATTAAAGGAAATAAACAACCTATGCCGTGGCGTTTCATCCGCGAATCGTAGGAGCAAATTAAGAACAGAAAAAACAAAATTTAAAATCATGGAAGACTTATACGAGGATTACGAAGAAAACACTTTAGAAAGCTGCCCAAGATGTGACTTGACATTCGATGAAATTGACTTTGAATTTCAAGCATGCTCTAAATGCGGTTATGACTGTGAAAAAGGTAGCGTTGACCATAGTTCTATCCGTAATCCTACATCTGCTGACATTGATTCTGGCGACTATGATTTGTTAAATGGTCGTTGGATGTGATTTTACCTTTTGTGACTGTTCGACCGTAGGTAATTTGCTCCTACGGAGTTGGCTAAGAAATGTTGCCACTAAATACATTTCAAATTAACCACAATGACGGCTGCAATATTATTTAGCCTTTGTTGTAAAATCGTAAGAGCGTGGAAGAAGAAAAATGGAGAACAGCAAAGTGGAAAGGAACACTAATACACACCATGAGCAACAGATGGCTGAACAACATTAGGAAGTACTTTAGAGAAGGGGATGGAAGGGAGAAGATACAACCGATAATGAATGAGATTAAAAGACGTAAATCCGTTAGAAAAAAACGTGGTTGCCCTGCTGATAACGCTGCAAAGAACCGCGCGTAGGCTTATGTTTTACAACGGTTTGGCTAAAGTGAGTTGCCTTTAAATACTCACTACACTTTCAAATTAGAATGACATGAGTAAAAAAGAAAAAACCTCCGATAACCACGAACAAGGCAATTCATCTTTAGGTGTTGTTAGCGCACGTTTTTTTGATGTTGGTGATTATGTTCAGTATTCTAAATATGGGGCACATGAAGTCATTGATTATTGCGACAACCACCAAGAGGCGTTACTAAATTATTGCGGTGATTGGTTTTTTGCCCCATATAGCAGAATAAAACCTTTGCCAAATGTGCGCTAACAATCGCTAAGTAACACGACAAATTTGTCGCATATAACCAACTGAAAAACAAGTAGTTGATGTTTCAAAAACTGAAACAGTCATCCAATGTCAGTAGCTTAGAAATATCAATAGGACAATTTTGTCGCAATTTTAGAACTCAATTACATTACGACATGATTAATTAATTTAGCAATATCAAAAAAAAGAAAGATGAAGAAAAGTTGGGTAGTTAGAATCAAAGACAGAACCCCTGAGTGGTTTGAATACAGGAATAACGGTTTAGGAGCATCATCTGCTGCCATCGTGTGTGGATTGAGTCCGTACAAACCTACAAAGATGCAGTTGTTCCACGAGAAGGTAGGAACTATGGAACCGGATAGAACAATGTCCGCACCTGCATTTCACGGAATACACCAAGAGGCTTATGTAGCGAATCTTTGGAAGTATTACGATGGAACTGAAGATGGATACATGGACAACTTTGAACGTGGAGAAATCATAAGAAAAGCAAGTCAACTTGTTGGATTCGTACAGAACCCAAAGTACCCACATCTGTACTGCAACTTGGATAGGGTTATTGAGAAAGGTTCACGAAAGCTGAACGATGACGGAACATTGTCTGATGAGTTGACAAGTAAACCTTGTCCACTGGAGATTAAGACGATGAACGGATTCGTCTACAAGAAATACGATGGCGTTCCTGATATGTACATTTTACAGGTTCATCAGCAGATGATGATAATGGAGTGTGACTATGCTGAGATAGCCATACTGATTGATGGAAGAGGATTCAAGGTCTTTCCAATAGAGCGTAACGAGGATATCGTAGACATGATAACTGAAAGAACATACGATTTTTGGAGTCGTGTTCTTCAGGGTAGAAAGGCTCTTATTCAGGCTGAAATGGCTAAAGAGGATGATGACTTTGAAAAGTACCACGACTACATGGGGGTCATACAGCAACTTGAACCTGAACCTGACGATAACGAAAACTACTCAACGTTCCTGTCAGATACTCACACTGTAGAGCAGGAGATAATGATGGGGAATGATGATCTATTAGGGCAGGTACAGCACCTTCAAACAGTCAAGGAAATGATCAAGCAACTTGAAAAAGAAAAACGAGAGCTTGAGAACAAAGTCAAGAATGAGTTTAGAAAAGAGTCCGTAGAGAAGATAGAGTTCCCTGGGCATGGATACATGAGGTACTATCAACGAGCCAATAACAACACCAAGATGTTGGATGTAAGAATCAATAAGCCAGACCAATTCGTCATCGGAGTTGAATTGGAAAATATTGATAGGAAAGTAGGTTATATAATTTAATTGTAATACTTTAGCACCATGGAAAAGTTAGTAAAGTTACAGGCAGAACTGAAGTCACCGAAGAATCAGCACAATAAATTCGGTGGATATAAATACAGAAACTGCGAGGATATCCTTGAGGCAGTGAAACCACTACTTGACAAGCACGGTCTTGTGTTGAATATAACAGATTCTATTGGAGAACTTTGCGGCATCCCGTACACAGAGGCCACTGCAAGTATATTCGATCCAAAGAAGCCAGATATTGTTATTTCGTCAAAGGCACAGGCAGGTATTGATCCTAATCAAAAAGGAATGAGTCTTGGTCAATGTTTCGGTGCGTCATCATCATATGCTCGTAAGTATGCCCTGAACGGTCTTTTTCTTATCGATGATAACAAGGATCCTGACGTAACAAATAACCACTCAACTACTAAACAAAGAAAGACAACCACTGTTGAGAAGAAGGCAGGAGCAAAGAAGAAAGTAGTGGCTGGAACTGCTGAGTACAACAAGCTGTTGGAATGGATAGAGAGTGCAAAAGGCTCTATTGAAAAGGCTCTTGAAATGTACGACATAGACAGTGCGACAGAAAACATAATTCGTAAATCAATTAAATCCAAGTAATATGGTAAATAAAGTACAATTATTAGGGAACATCGGAAAAGACCCAGATGTAAGAGAAACCAAGTCAGGTAAAGTTGTAAACCTTGTTCTGGCAACATCGGAAAGATACACCGATAAGAGCGGACAGAAACAGGAGAACACAGAATGGCACAACCTTGTAGTGTTCGGAAAGCTTGCTGATGTTGTTACCAAGTATGTAAAGAAAGGTGACAAGCTTTATGTTGAAGGGAGTATTACCACAAGAAAGTGGGAGGATAAAGAAGG